GTACAAGGACAATCCGCTTCTGGCTATGGTCCCCAAGAAAACGGACTTTGGTGGAAAGTATAAGCCAATTCCGATTATCACTGGTGTTTCTCAAGGTCGAAGCTCCACATTCTCCAATGCACAAGGTAATCAATCGCCGGTGCAAATCGAGTCGTTCCTGCTCACACGAGCTTCGGACTACTCTATTGCTACGATTGATAACCAGACAATGCTTGCATCACGTACTGATAAGATGGCCTTCCTAGAAGGTTCTAAACTTGTCATTGATGGTGCGATTCGTTCTATTACAAACTCATTGGCCTCTGCTCTTTTCAGAAGCGGCACGGGTTCTTTAAGCCAAATCAGTACTATCACTTCAGGAGCAATCCTGCTTAGCAATAGCGCTGATGTCGTGCAGTTCGAAATCAACATGGTTCTCCAAGCTAACATGTCTGATGGCGGCACTCCTCGTGCGGCTCTCGGATATGTTATCGCGGTTGACCGGTCGAACGGCATTGTGACTGTTTCAGCGTCTGGATTCGGCGGACCTGCTGGCAGCCCTGCTTCATGGGCACCAAATGACTTCCTCCTTGTCCAAGGTGACAACAACCTGAAGATTAAAGGTTTGGCTGCGTGGCTTCCTGCTGCTGCTCCGAGCTCTTCGGACAACTTCTTTGGCGTGAACCGAAGCGTTGATACTGTGCGTCTTGCCGGCGTTCGGTACAATGGTTCGGCTCAATCAATCGAAGAAGCCCTTATCGATTCTAGCTCGTTGCTAGCGCGAGAAGGTGGAAAACCCAATGTGTGCGTCACGAACTTTGCGTCGTGGAGTGCACTTGAGAAGTCACTCGGTAGTAAGGTTCAGTACATTGACCTTAAAGCGTTGCCAGAGAATGCAGAGATTGCATTCAGAGGCATCATGGTCAATGGCGCGAACAGCCTTATCAAGGTATTCCCTGATAGGAACTGTCCTGCACTTACTGGCTACCTGCTTCAGATGGACACGTGGTGTTTAGAGTCTCTTGGCGATGCGCCGCAGATTCTCAGATACGGCGATGGACTTGAGATGCTCCGCGTATACAATGCGGATGCAGGCGAAGTCCGTGTGGGTTACTACGCTCAGCTGCGCACGAATGCGCCTGGCTGGAATGCGTACGTCACTCTCTCCGCGTAAATAAACAGTTGTGGGGAGCGGCGGCTAAAGGAAGATGATTCCGAGTGCACCGCTCCCTACTTCAAGGATTTAAGTTATGGCAATGACAGCCACAATTAGTTTGAGCCCCTCAACGGTTCAGATTAATCAACCAATAATGGCCACTCTGACTGTGAGCAATAGTGGGGCATCTGCAGTTAGTATTCTAAACATAGCCCCCACTGCGGTTCAAACCGGTAATTCAATGGCTACGGATGAAACGCCGTTCGCCGCTGGCCAAAGTATTCCCGGCGGAAGCGCACTACCTGTTAGTGTTCCTCCTTCTGGGAACTTGGTATTTAACATACCATTCATATTCTTTGACCCATCGGTTTCCACCTACAGTTGTTCAGCGAACATCTCTAGTTCAGATGGTTCATTCTTTAGCCCAACTGCCGCGACTTGCACTGTGAATCAAATCCAGTTCAATGACGCAGCGCCGGGATTCCCCACTAACCCATAAGGATATATTATATGGCTTTAACAGCTTCAATCTCTCTTTCACAAAGTACAATCGGATACAATCAGAAGTCCAGTGCTAATGTTACGATTAGTAACAGTGGCGGTTCTGATGTTACTCTTTCACACCTTAGCCCACAAATTCTAGCATCCGGGTCTGAGCAGTATACTGTTAACCTTAACAGCAGAGCTTCAGGGCCAGGTCTTACTGGATTCTCACCACCTATTACAGTTCCAGCGACTGGTTCAGTAGTGGTGCCTTTTAGTTATGTTGTCTTCTCCCCGCAAGTCGCGGAGAGTGGCAACCTCTCTCAAAGCGTTCCGGCCACATACAGTGTGGGTTGCAATCTTATAACAAGTGATGGTTCTAGTTTTGCTCCTACGGCTGCGACACTTACCATCAGTCCAATATTGGCAAACTAATGACACTCAGCGCATCAGTATCAATGGTACCCTCTTCGCTGTCGTTTAATAACCCAAGCACGGCTTTGGTTACTGTATCGAACAGCGGAGGGTCTAATGTTAAACTGGTATCACTAACTCCCATTGTAAATAGTGATGGAAGCAAAGGCACTGCAGTTAGTTCTATTAACCTCCAGGCCCCTAATGCTTCTGTTGTTGTTCCTGCTACTGGGTCAGTTATCGTACCATTTCAGATTGTGTGTTGGGCTCCGCAAGGTCCTAACTTGTCTTCATTATCCCCTTCTGTGTATTCAATCGGGGCTAATCTGATTACGAGTGATGGGTCTAGCTTTAGTGCTACACCGGCGAATTTGACTATTAATCCTCTTTAGCCATAGTGGCTATCCCCAGAGGCCTGCCTTCATCCTCTGGTGACTACTCGAAGGCATAGGTAATAACCATGGCAAATAAATACATGAGGCAGTTCTTCTATACTCGGCACGTGATGCCAGTATTGTTAGACTGCAATTTCGTTGTTGACGCAAGTAACGGCAATGGGCTTGGTATCCGCTCTCTTAAGGGGCCAGGCATCAGTGCAGTGTATATGAATACGAGTGCGACACCCGCTCTCGGTAATCCTAACCCAGCACCAGGAGTTATTGTTGTTCAATTGGATGACACATACTTCAGGTACTTCGGTGGATTTAGTGGGCTCGTGTCCCCGGTTAGTGGAACTCCTCTGACAGCTACAGCTGCCAATACGGCATATGTCATTGTGTCTTTAGGCACGGCGACTGCCGCTCAATGGCAAGCAGTCGGGCTTCCTCCGGGACTGGTTCCTGCGGTTGGACAGGCCTTTGTCGCTACGGCAACGGCAACAATCGGCGGCGGTGCTGCGGTTGAAGCTAGTGCGGCAGCGGGTGCGGGCGTGGACCATATCGAAGTTCTAGGAGACCCGAACTTGACTCTCAATAATCCTGGTGGCCAGAATCAGATTATCCTCCAATGTTTCAGTGCGGGCACCTTAACGGCTCCAGCTCCTGGTTCGGTTGTTGGACTCAGCTTCTATTTGAGCAATAGTTCTGTTGTTGTTCAAGGAGAATAACTATGTTCTTTGACGATAAAAAGAAGATGGCGGGCAATATTCTCGCTAAGCTTCGAGAACCTGATAAACATGTTGAAGGTATGAAACCTGAAGCTGAAGTTGACCATGCATTCGCTGGGCTCCACGCTGCTGCAGAAGAAATGATTGGGGCGATTCATAATAAATCGCCTCACGACCTTCATAAAGCTCTCCGTTCGTTCCTAGACCAACATGAGGCTATGAAGCCTGGTGAAGAAGGGTCGGATGATGAAGGGCCAAATGGTTCCGAACTTGCTCACAATGAGAAAGCGGACGAGCGGTTCGGTAAGAGCCATTATAAACCCTAGATAGTCGAGGTACGTCATGGCCGAAACCGGTACAATGACTCTATCCGACCTAATGATAGCAACGAGGCAGAGGGCCGACCAACTCCCAAGTGGGTATGTGCCCTCTACCTCAAATATCTATTTCGTCTCGGACCCAGAGCTCATTTCATATATCAATCAATCTTACTTTGAGCTCTACGACCTATTGGTGCAGAAGTATGGGAATGATTATTTTGTTGCTCCTGCTCTTAGCTTTAGCACTGATGGCCAGTCCTTCTTATATCCTTTGCCTGATGGTACTCTCTATTCTGGTGCTCCTGCCTTTTACAAGGTTCTCGGATTGGATTTGAATCTAAACCCAATCGGTAATGATTCTTTCATAACCATCCCACCGTTCATGTTCGCGGAGAGGAACAGATATTCTGTACCCAACATGCAAGCATTCTACGGTCTTACAAACCTGCGCTACAGACTTCAGGCTAATAATGTGTGGTTCACCCCAACCCCAGCGGCTGGACAAGTAATCCGCATGTGGTATGTGCCTAGACTTACACAACTGGTTAATCTAGTAGATATCTGTGATGGGGTAAGTGGTTGGACTGAATACATCATCATAGATGCGGCTCTTAAAATGATGCAGAAGCAAGAAAGCGACATATCAGTATTGGCCGCTCAGAAGGTTGCCATTATACAACGTATAGAAGCTGCAGCAGAGAATCGTGACCAAGGAAACCCCCAGACAGTTTCCGACACACAGAGCCAGAATTGGTTTGGTAGTGACAGTGGCTGGGGATATGGTAGCGGGAATGGCGGGTTTAAGTAATGGTTGGTAAGTACCAAATCATTAATACGCCGGACCGAGTAATAAATCAGATTCAACAGAATACGGCTACAATACTTAACCCACTTAGTGGTAATCCTCTAGTATCAGGGCAGGTCCTATCTGATATACAATTGCTAACCGGAAGCAATACAGTCAATCATAAGCTTGGCCGTAACTTACTAGGGTGGTTCATTGTACGACAACGAGGACCGGCCAGTGTATATGATACTCAAGATAGTAATGAAATGCAGAATTTAACACTACTACTTACGAGCTCTGCTAACGTACTTGTGGACCTTTACGTCTTTTAGGTGATATATGCCTCCAACACCGTTCATGGGTCTTTCCCTTCCAACAGTAGAAGTAACACCAGGACCCGCTTGGGCAACAGACCTTAATACAGCCCTTACAACTGTAGACTCACACAATCACACTTCCGGCATGGGAGCTCCAATCCCCACGGCAGGTTTAGCCTTGAATGCTGACCTGACACTTAATGGATTCAATCTTCTAGGTGCGCGGGCGCTCAGAATGATGAATAACGGTTCACCTCTTTCTGAGGTAGCGGATGTTACTGAGCTTTACGTAGCTAGTGGTAATCTCTATTACAATAATGCAATAGGTCAGCAGGTAAGAATTACAAACGGTGCGGGTATTGATGCGACAAGCGTGGGAGGGTTTGGAGGCGATTACGGAACTTCTACTGCGAGCGCTTTCTATACTTCAGCTACTAGTACCTTTACCTTTTGGCAGAATACTAACATGCCTGCCATCATGGACATGGGTCCGATTAAGATTCATACAGTTAGTGATGCTGTTAACTATGTAGAATTATTGTCACCTACGCTTAGTGCTAGTTATCAATTGACATTCCCAGTTTCCCTTCCTGCCTCTACTAAGTTCCTTACCGTAGACTCATCGGGTAATATTGACGATGTGTATGACGTAGACGGGAATACTATTCAAGTAGTTAGTAATGTCATTCAATTAGTTCCTACAAATATTGTTACGGCGGTTGTAAGTGGCTCCTCAATTAACTCTACTTCTTTCGTAACTGTGTCTACGATTACTCAGACTAATTCTGCAGGGAGAGCCCTTGAAATCTGTCTTGTTACAGGGTCCTTACAACTTGGAGTAGCAACAGCACCCTTTAATAACCCCTCAGCCACTATCCGGATAGTACGAGATGGGGTAACCATTGTATATAGCACTACTCTTGAAATACTAACCTCTCTTACTGGGACGGGAAACTATCTTACCATTCCTGCTAGTTCTATTAGAGTTATAGATTCTAGTATTGTCGGTTTAATAGCTTCATACACATATACCATTCAAGCATCCACAGAAAGTCATACAGGTCTTACTTTCGTATCCTCGCAGGCCATGGCTAAGGAAGTATTTTAGTGCTGCAGAAGCAAAACATACCAATCAATTTCGGTCAAGGAATTGATACTAAGACTGACCAAAAACAGGTGCTTCCCGGTAAGCTCTTACTTCTCCAGAATGGTCAGTTCATCTCTACAGGTAAACTTCGTAAGAGGTTTGGTAATGAGGCATTAAGCCAAAGCTTAACAAGCGGGGGAGCTATAGCTGCCGGTGCCTTACTGGGTTCCTTTCAATCGGAGTTAGTAGAAGGTGACGGTCTACAGTTATACTCGTATGCAGCGTCCACAAATGAATGGACCCCTAAAGGGGCTTTGATTTCATTTGAAATAGACCAGTTATCCATTATAAAAAACGGGTATCAACAGACTGAAGTCGATTCAGCGCAGCATCCAAATGGCCTTCGTCTTTTTACATGGAACGACTCTCGAGGAACCTTCCGGTACTCAGTAGTTGATTCAGTAACAGACCAATCCATAGTGGCAG